ACGTTGTGTTCTAATTGCTGCCCATTTACGAGCCAGAGTATCTGCTGCTAACTGATCCGTATCTTTAACTGCTGTATCCCCACTAACGTCCCAATAAGCAAAGTCATGATCTAGGTCTTGAACTACCTTGCCGCCATATGTAACAACATGGGCATCAGCTTCAGCTTTACTGTCGAAGTCTTGGTATTGTGTAATCACACCAGCATTGTGGGAAACTACAGCCGTAAACTCTCTCATCTTACTCTCCTAAATATACGCAACAGTTATCCTAAGATTGCCAAGTTAATAGAACCAGCGTCAAAGGTGCCGCCACTAAGTGATATTTGCGTAAGTCTGTTATCAACAGTAGGTCCAGTAGTGTCGACACCAAGGGATTTCTCTCCACCAATAGACCATGCACCGTTTGTGTGCTGTTTAGCTCCACCAAAGCACACCCATGTGTTAGTGCTGTCGTTTTTAAGTATAAACGTAACGATACCTGAAGTTGCCCCTGCACCAGCCGACCCGCTATTTGTTTCAAATGCAGCGGTACTTGATACATAAGTCCCATTATTCCAGCTTGTGCCAATGTATCCACTTGTTACAAGTCCAGCGGCAGTACCCAAGGTAATATCCATACTAACATCAGAGGTGAACGACACTCCTTGGAAGAGCAACATGAACATCTTTGTGCCTGCTGGAATACTTGCTATCGTGGCAGCAGTACCAGATGTTGTGGCGGTTTCAGAACCTATTGTTATGTCAATACCACTGGACGGGACCAAATCCAAGATACCTTGCACCGTATCAGTTTTGGCAACATTAGAAGAACCAACATCAATATGTACGATTTTATCAGAAGCAGTGATTGTTGCATCTGCTAATCCATGCGCCCCGTTAAGCACCTCTTGCATAGTCACTGTCTTAGTAGCATCAGGAGTACCTGAGACATCAACGACTGCAAACTTATCACCAATAGCAGGAGCAGCACTTAGTCCAGTTAGACTTGTAATACCATCAAACAAGAATTGAACAGTTACAGATTCTGCGTTATCAGGGGTATTACTTACGTCAGCGATAGCTATCAAGTCACCAGCAGCAGGTAACTCACCAGCAGCAGGAAGTAGTGCTATACCATCATGTACTGTTTGTAAGGTAGCATAACTTGGATCATTGCTATCATTAATATCAAGGAAAGCGAACTTGTCCCCTACGGCTGGAACAACAGTAGCATCACCAGTAGAAAAGATACCACTACCAGCTGGCCCCTGAGGGCCTGTAGGACCTGAAAGAGTACGGGCCTGAGCAAGGTTAACACCATCAGAGTCAGCGGTACCTGTGGCAACGTTCAACAGCTTATTAGAGTTCATGTCAATAGCAGCAGACATCGTATTAGGTGCGGTGCCGTCTCTGGAAAGAGTATTCTCTATAGCCGCTTCTGTTAAGGCCCCATTAGCGTTAATAGCATTAACAGCAGATGTCTCATTACTAGAAAGCTGAGTTAAATTTGTATGTGTTATTTTAGGCATTTTATGCTACATCCAGTACAAATGTAATAGTCGCATCCACAGTATTAGTAGAAGCCCCGTTTGATATAACTTCAATAACCTGACCAGCTGTTACTGTGTTAGCCCCTGAAGGGGTGGAAGAGTCTAAGTCACCAGCTGCTGAACCTGATTGAGTAATTGTTACGGTTCCTGATGTTACCAATGTCCCTGCAATCTCGAATGAAATAACCGCATTGGCTGTACCAAGGGCTCCACCAAGTGCTGTGTAGATTGTTTTAATCTTTCCTGCCAGAGGGGATGAAACCCACTGTGAAGTAGCTGTGGAGACATCTTTGAATTTATAAGTAAAAGCTGTAAGATTAGAGTTCTTTATAGAGGCCGTATTGATAGAATCAGCATCAACCTTCTGCCACGAACCAGAACCTGATCCGTTTGATACATAGGTAGTATGGTTAGAAGCAGCAGCCGCCCCCTTAGGTTCGTGAAGAGACGTTCCAGTTAGAGCCGAGTGATTGACATTGGGCATTGTTTATATTCCTTAGAAGAAGAAGAAAGGGGAGGCCCTTCGTAAGGCCTCCCCAGCTTAACTTATACCCGATACTTAATAATCAAGTCAGCTTTACCAGCCGTAAAGGCTGCTGTAGCATAAAGACCTGAGACAAAGACCGGACGGTCACCCGTACCTGCAATAGCTGCAGTACCAGTACCGACCAATGCACCGTCACAGGCAACATGATCACCTATAGCATCAAGTGCTGTTTTAGCAATAGTAGCATCAATACCATCTGCATCAATAACGGAGAACGTTCCGTCACCGTCATCATTCCACAGACCCAAAGTAAGGGTTCCAGAACCACCAGATGTAAACGCCTCAGTCACATACAGTGTTGCAGAAATCAGATGGGCTCCCGTAGGGATACCAGCCAGTGGGTGTGTTGCTATTGGTGCATCAGCAGATCCTAAATCGACTCCTACGATTTTGACCTGTAAAACACTTTCGTCACCCATAGTGGAGATGACGCCTTCTTTAGCGACACCACCTTTTTCAAGACCAAAACGTACGTTCAGGCCATCACTATTAGTCCAAAATTCATTGGCACTCATAATACATTCCCTCCCTATACTTGATCTGTGTCGGTGAGAACCGTAACAAGGTTCTCAGGACGGTAAAGAGCAACACCGTAACGAGCAGTAGTAACATACTCCTCACGTTGATGGTCTTTGTTATACTCGCTATCAACCTGTGGCATCTGACGCCATGCACCAACGAAGGGCAGGACGGTAGAGTCAGCAGAGAAGAACATGTTAGCCTTACCAGCAGCCGTAGTTGGTCCTGCACCACCTATTTGCTCATTTGCATCAGCAAGATAGTTACTGGTGTAGACATCGAAGCCATAGACATTGGCCAAGAAGCTCATACCAGAAGCGATACCAGAAGCAATAACGCCTTCCCAACGTGGGTTGTTGGAAACGTTGGTCAGGTTAGTGATCGTGTTCATCTCATACTCAACCGAAGGGTCAACAATAGCAATCAAGTTCCGGTCAGGAACGTTGGCTTTCTTCAGAGCGAAGCGAGCTTTGGCAAAGTCAGCCACAGCCATTACTTCGTTTGTACCTGTTCCAACAAAGCGGTGTTCTGCACCGTTAATTGAGTTAGCATTAGAAGCTGTCTGTGAAGCAGACAACGCCATAATATCGGTCTCAAGCGTTTCCATAATAGAACGGGCCTGCTTAGGAACGAAAGAACTAACCAGCTGGTTCATGTAGAACATGTCCTGCTTGGCTTTGTTCGTGATGTAGTGACCACTCGACTTGTACTTATTGATCGTGAACTGGAACTCGCCAGTGTCAAGAGCACGGTACTGTACCGAATCGTTTTCTACGTAGTCGTCAGTTTGCGCCTGACCAATCGAAGGAATGTTGAACGTGGTCCCATCAGGGAACTCATTCATCCAGTTTACATAACCTTGTCCTTGTAGTTCGTCTTCAAGGACTTCCTTCAACTGGCTAGACCAGATCTCTGAACGTATCAGATGACCTGAATTACCAGTGTCCATCATAACAATTTACTCCTTAGTTATTACCGAATGTATTACCTTGTTCTTGTTTAGCTCTGAACAGTCGCTGCTGAGTCTCTGGCTTCCAGTATTGTTTAGGCTGCTCCCTACGCATCTTTTCAAAGTCTGCCCAAGAGTCGCCCAATGTAGTAGTCTGGGTAGCTGCCAGTCCAGTAGTACTTACACTCCCGGTGGTCATAGGGGTAGTAGGTGTCTTCTGTTCAGTAATACCAAGAACGTTATAGAAGGCTTCAGGACTCTTAGAAGCTATGTCCTGAAGAAACTCTACCGAGATGTTAGAGGCCTTGGCTTTCTGAAGCATAACTTCTTGAGCCTTCTCCCCGTACATCTCTTTCATCTTGGTATCAACAGAGAGGATATTTCCTGTAGCGGTCTGCTGCACTTCTCTCTGCTCAATAGTTTGATTAACTAGGTTGGTAATATCACCCTGATCTAACTGAGGACTGGTGTTGCCCTGAGCAGCATCGGCTGACTGTTGAAGTTGTGCTTCACGTTCCTTCCTAATCTCTTCAAGGAGGGCGGTGGATGTTACTCTCTGATCAAGGTCTGATCGAAGCCCAGCCATCTCCCCCTTCAATTGTTCAATGAAAGTATCTGCTTCCTGTTTGCCTTTTGCAAGGTCTTCTACAGTTGCAAACTTCTTTCCATCACCGACCAATTCCTCAACAGACCCTGTGGTCTGCGTACTTGCTGGGGAAGTGGCCTCTGTTGCATTGAATATATCACTCATAGGTCAATTAACTCCTTTATATAATTGTAAGCCCTGATCTGGCCTTGGCGGTCTGCCTGTAGATAAGGCCATGCAGCCTTCTCGTAATCTTGGTCTGTTGTCTTCATCTTACTTAGTTGATCTTCAATAAGTGAGGTCATCACTTCAAAGATCTGTCTAGTGTTCTTAAGGTACGCTTCGAAGTCTTCTCGTTCTTTCTTCTCTTTAAGGTGTTTGGTCCATAGTGTGTTAAGCCTCTTGGTCCGAGACATATTAGTTTACTCCTTATATTTCTTCCTCTTCAGGCGGTTGCCCACCTTCAGCGGCCCTCTCATCGTTCAATTCCTGAGAGCCTGTGTCGATCATACGTTGTGTTTCTAACTGCTCTGCTACTCTGACATTAGGTGAGACAAGGTCAAACTTCTCAATGTCCAAGAGTTCTTCAACAACCTGTGCCAGCTTCAACCCTGAGAAGTGGGTGTTGACTGCAGGGTCATTGTACATTGCAGAGTTGGCAAGGTTGTTCAGGTTCTGGAACTGATTAGCCTTTGCCGCAAAGTGCCTAGCTCCCATAGGACGTAGCTTACCTCTACTGGCAAGATCCTCTGGAGTGATAGTTTCAAATAATGCAGCACCAAACTCATCATCCACCACCCTGACCACATCTGAGATCTCCATGTTTCTTCTGGCCAACTCAAGCATATCGTTGAGCAGAGGCTCTAGGAAGTTACGTTCAAAGTATGTGATCTTGGATTGGAAGATTCTGGATGAGGCATTGTCCAAGGTCTGTACTTCGAACTTGGTCTTCTCACCGGGGGTACGGATACCCATGGCCTGCTTAGGAGCACCTACCATGTCTTCCATCTTAGCTTCTAAACGTTCGATCTGCATATCAGCTTGCAGGGCTGTGGTGTCAGGATGCATGAACTGTACGTCACCCTCATCCCCTACAAAGATCTCCTCACCCGGCTGATACTCAAAGGTTTCAACATGGCCAGAGATCTTAAGCATTGGATAGGCAATCATGTCAAAGACATCTGCCTTAAGGTTCTCAAGGTGGTCGATCCTATACTGCATACCAACCAAGTTATCCAGTGGACCCATGGCCCAGAGGTTACCCGGCCTTAATCTCCACCCGGCATGTCTGAGGGACTGCCCTCTCCAAGAAGGGTTAGGAATCTTTCTGATAACATGCATACGGTCAACCACAGTGATAATGTGATTCTTCAGAAGAGTCTCTGACTCCCCATCCCATATGTCTCCATGGAACTCTAGTATTTCCACATACCCAGATTGGTAGTACTCAAGCATTGAGCCGAAGCCGTCAACCTGCAGGCCTTCTGCCTCATGTAGATCATTAGAGGTCATCCCAGCAACGCTCTTTCGTATAGAGGTTACCTTATCAAATACCTTTTGAAGGTAGCCCATCTCTGGGTGATCCTCCATGTCTGCTGCGATCTCACCAAGTGTCTTAATAGACCTGATGATCTTTGGGGAGTTCTCGAAGTGCGCAGCAACAGGGTTAAAGGTCACATCATAGGGGGTGACTCTGACAGCCCTTGGCCCTACGTAGCCGGGGATAACTTCCCCAGTTGTTATGTCTTCTCTTACTTCGTTTACATACTCTGTTGATCCAAGTACATTCCCGAAGTCGATGAAGTCATAGACAAGTTCGGACACGGCATTGATAAAGCCTGAGTTCCTAAGCTTGTTCTGCATGTATGATAGGATAACCTTACGTTTGGCTTCAGCTTCAGCGTCTTCGTCATCCCCTTCCCATATAAGCCAGTCATCATTAGGAAAAAGAGCAGCCATGTAGTTAGCATGAAGATTATCACGAATCTGACATAGCTTGGGGATGGTGGTGGAGTTCTTCCAAGGGAGGTTAGAGTTGGTAGTTTTGGTGGTGTCAGTTGCGAAGACATAGTTCCTTAACTCCTTCTTCTCTTCGATCCACCCAATACGCATCTGGTTCCATCTTGTAAATTGGTTAGAGATATAGGAAGGAAGCCCGTCAGGGATGCCTATGTATTCCGATATGTCAAGAGTTCTACCAGCCATACGTTTTAACCTTATCTTTTAATAGGTTTACCATCAGATACTGTATTCCTCTACGTATTTATTATGCCAATCTGATAGTGCTTCTTGCATAGTTAATCTAGGACTGTTAGTATATTTACTCTCACCTAGGAAGGCCATACTACGGATTGTTCTGTAGCCACCAACCATAAAGGTATGAGTATCCTCTACATCAAAACAGAACACAATCTGTTTATCAGCTACTTCGTGTGTATGGATTACCTCTGGAGTTCCATCTGCCTTAAGGAAGCTATCACCTACTTGAAACATACGAGCTCTATGAGGAAGTTTATTCTCATCTGGCATCCACTGCTCACTAGAGATTACAACACCGTTGATATTAAAGGCATCAGAGTACTTAACCATTAAGGTAGTTACTTGCTTGTCTACAGTTTCACCAGTTATATGATCATAGGAAGCAACCATGTCACCAGCTTCTATATAGTCAATGGGTTTCTCAGTTCCATCAGCCATAAGGATAGGAGTGCCAGTGCCGAAGCAGCCGTTACTGCCGCCAACCCCGCCGCCGGAGCCACCGGGGCCACCGACATCACCGGGGTCATCAGGGTGGCCAGAACCGGGGCCCCCCATGTCACCAACACCGGGGTTAGAGCCGTTATTACCTAGACCTGTGGAATCGTTCCCACTACCGGGTTGACCAAAGCCTTTGCTGTCAGCTGGACCGAAAGTCCCTTTAGCTGCGTCAGATGCAGCACTTACATTACCAAGGTAACCCCTACGTGCTGCATCTGTCTTGTTACGTTGATCATCTACTATGTTTTGCCTCACACTTTTAGCAGCTTGGTTGGCAACAAGGGAGACCACTGTCACTACAGGGTCGAAGACAGCCTGAATAGGTGTGAGTATACTAGGATCAGTTAGTGATATAGCCGCATCTAAAGCATCCACTTCAGGAGGAAGTCCTCGGTCCCACCCTCTGGATGCAGCTGTACCGCCTAAAGTAGCAGGGCCAGCTGGACTAGATGGACTAGATGGAGAAGGACCGCCGGGGTACTCATTATTAAAGACCTGTTGGCTTGTGTCTCTGAGGTTCTGGGGTATGTTCTGTGGGGTAGGGTTGTCCACTGTGACAGAGGTTGTGTGTACTCTGGGTTTGAGTACCTTCGCTATAGAAGTACCTGAGGGAACCTCATCAAAGGCGTTATAGCCTCTGTCATTAATATTATGCGCCATATTAAATCGCTACTCCACCAAATCTAGCATGATACACATTAGAGGTACTCTTCTTCTTGTAGTATCTCTGCCCGGTTGGGGGTACAGAGATCTCAACCACAGAGGCCAGAGCATCCTTGACATCATCATGAGGAGGATGCTCAAGGGTAAGTTCTTCTTCAAGAACCTGACAGTTACCACCTTCATAGTGCCAGATAGCCATGTTCTCATATTTAGGTTCAAGGACTGCTGCTATACGTTCTTCCTTAGAACCTCTGTGGCGGTTAGGCCTGTGCTCTTCGACTGAGAGGGATAGCCCTGCTTCCTTAATGTACGTTGTCTTTAGTTCTTTGACAATCGCACTTTGAGCAGCAGTGACTTCTGCCCGTATCTTACGGAAGTCCCACTTGACATGGAGGCGTTGAATCTCCTTGAAGTAGTCCGAGATATGTTCAGTCTTAAAGCGGGATATATCTAATACATAGATTGAATTGGATTCTGAGACCCCCACAACCACAACTGCTGTATAGTCAGCCTTCTTAGAGAGGGAGTAGGCAAAATCAATTGATGCAAACACATTTAACCTATTACCCTTATAGTACCATGTTCCACCCTCCCTTGTCAAGTACTTTCTATCATAGTACTGAAATAGTGTATTGTTTATACGTTGAGAGGTAGGGTCATTAGGATCATTATAGTACTGAGCACGGAACTGGGTTCTGTCAAGATATTTCGCCCTCTTCTTAGCAAGGATCTGCCTGTCAAATCCAAAGTATCTTCCATCTCCTCTGGACTGCCTAGGCCATAGAAACTCTCCAGTCCCATCTCCTCTGTCTTCCACAGTTCTCTCATGGACCTCATATACAGGGGTTGTTGAGACCACATCTCCATCATCATCGTACACTTCCTCTCTCATAGCCACTGCCATACCATAGAGGTCCTTAGGGTGGTAGCGGGTTCCTACTACCCACTCAACAGCATCTGCTCCTTCAATAGAGGACAGTAGGGAATACTGTGAAGCTACCTTGTCCCTGCCTTCCTTAGTGTAGGCATTTTCATATACAACCACATCATCCAGCACAGCAATATCACAATGCAGACCAGTAAGAGATGTGGTAAGGCCTCCTGTGAAGATAGTCGGATCTCGAACACCTTCCTCTGCACGGTCTGGGTGGTCAACCTCAATCTCTGAGTTAGTCCACTTCGACCTTTTTCCTTCTTCTTCGTTGACCATTTCTGGCCAGTACCTGCGATAGATATCACTGGTAAGGATATCCTTTATAAACTTAAGTTGTTTCTCAGCCAAGTTAGAGGTGGATGATATATACAGAACTCTGATCCATGGACGCTTAGTTATCTCCCATGCCACCCTGAACCCTATCATCCTTGACTTTTGATGATCTCTGGGGAGGAGTGCTATCTGATGAGTCAGAGCACCTTCTCTGGTCCACCACCTACATAGCTCCTCATGGCAGTGCCCCAGTACTGACTTGGGTGAGATAAGGTGGATGAAGGATACCAGATTCTGCTCTGCTGCTGTCCGGATCTCGTCTTGCTTACTCATCAGGTAGTCATGACCTGTAGTTGTTTGTCAGGTAATCTCTTAGGCCAGTACATGAGACGGGAGATGTGTCCGTTGA